CGAATTGGAAGCCGATGGGCTCAAGGTGATGGTCGCGTCGATCATTTCGTGGTCGGGCGTCGAGGAAAACGGACAGCCGATCGAGTTTTCGACGGAAGCGGCAACCGACGTTCTGACGCGCTTTCCGTTCATTCGCGAGCAGATCGACGCCGTCGTGGGTGACCGGGCGGGTTTTATCGCGACCTGATCGCCGAACTACTCGTCGCCCTCGACGCTCAGGTCACGCGCTCCGAACCGCCCGAACTTCCTAGTTCCGTGCAGCATGTGTGGGACTGGTTTTGGGAATTGAGTGCGGCTCGACGGGAGGGGTTCAGCAGGTGGCAGCCGATCGATCATACCGAAATATCAGCATGGTGTGCGTTGACCGGCGTTCAGTTGCGACCTTGGGAATTGGCTGCCATTCGCGCGCTCGATCAACGCTATGTGTACGGCCCGCCTCCGCCGGAAGAACCCGTGACACCTTCCCTCGTCAAGAGGCTGTTCGGTAATGGCTGATCTCGCCACTCTCGGTTTCGCGGTCGACAGCGGGCCGCTCGCCAAGGCCGCACAGGCGATGCGCGACATGGTGCCGGCTGCCAAGGGCGCGCAGACGGCGGTCGACGGACTCAATACCGCTACGGCAAAATATCAAGGTCCGGTCGGTGCGATTGCCGCGTCAGCGAAGCGTGCAGGCATTTCCGTCGACGAAATGAAGGCGCGAATAGCCGCTGCGGGTCAGACGCTCCATGGGCAGTCCGATACGACCGCGCGTCTTGCGGCCGAATATGACCGTCTCAGTAAAACCCAACGTCAGCTTAATGCGACAGCCGATATAACAGCCACCGGCGCCGGTCGCGCCGGCAAGGCGATGCAGGGGCTCAGTTTCGACGCGCGTAACTTGTCGTTCCAGTTGGTCGACGTGGCGCAGGGGCTCGCCATGGGTCAATCGCCCATGATGATCTTCGCGCAACAGGCGGGCCAAATTGGTCAAATCGCCGCGACATCGGAAAAGGGCATCAAGGGCCTGTTCGCGGAAATCGGATCCGGTATTGCCAAGGTCTTGACACCGATGCGGCTGCTGACCCTTGGGATCGCCGGTGTCGGTATTGGGTTGATCGCCCTGATAAAGAACGCCGTCGACAGTTCGAAGGCAATGGACGACCTGGCGAAGTCGATCAACACCACGCGATCGCTATTGCACGGACTCGAACAAGTCGCTGGTGGTCGCGGCATCAACACCGATGAGTTCGCCGCAGGCATGAAGTCGTTCGGCGATCAGGTGTATCTCGCGAAGCGCAACATGGGCGACCTTGTCGGCTTGTTTCGTGCGAATGGCATTGGTCCGGTCAAGGATTTGCAGGACGCGATGCAAAAGGTCGCGAACCTTGTCGCGCGTGCCAAAGACGATCAGCAGGCACAGAAATTGCTGGTCGAGGCCGGTTTGCCTGCGAATGAGCAATGGGTCCGTTATATGCGCGACCTGTCGCGCGGCATCGACGATGCAACCGCCGGAACGGTCAAGTTCAACGACGCCGCCGAAGAGAACATGATCGCGAAGGCTCGCGAATTCGATAAGGCGTGGGATACGACAGTCACCAAACTGGTGAATGGGTTCAAGGCGGCGGCGGTCACCATCGGCGATGCACTGACGAAGATCGTTGTACCAGGCTGGCTGAAAACGCTTCTCAGTCTCGGCGCGACGGTTGCGACGGCTGTGATGACCCTGGGTCTCGGTCCGCTCGGTAGTGCGGTTTCTGCAGGCGTAACTGCGACCAAGAATTATATGTCGAGTGGCGACAGTTTTTCGGCACGTTTCGGCGCAGCCGGTCCCAACCCGGCGAATGACAACTCCGCGCTTCAAAAAGGCTTGGATCAGTGGGCGAAGAACTGGCGCAACGGTTTCGTCCCTGAACCGGGTGCGGCCGGTGCGAACAAGCCGCCCGCCTCGCCTGTCACGCGCGAAGAGCAGATGAACCGCATCATGCGTCAACAGCAACAGATTTCGTTGCTTGGCGACATGGCGACGGTCGAGGATCAGGTTAAGTCCAAGGAACTGGAACTGGCAGCCGCGTTCCTGCAAACCGGCGTCGGCGTGGGCAAATATCGCGACGCTGTCCTGAACGCCGTGCGCGCGCAGGCGGAAATGTCGCGCGTGCAGCAACAGGCATCGGTTGGCGTGTTCAATCTGGACGCGGCGAACAAGGCCGCTGCCGATACGCTGCGAATGTGGATCGACAAAAAACTGCTCGATCCGAACAACGCGCAGCAGATGGCGGCGGCGCTCAACGTCTTGTCCAAGAACACGCGCGACATGGCGGACGCGGCGAGCGTGGCCGGATCCAATCTGCCGCAATTGCAGCAAGCGTTGAACGACGCGTCGAATGTGAACAAGCAAATCGATCAGTTCGCGACGTCGTCTTTCAGCAGCATCACGACCGGGCTCGCCGACATTTTCGATGGCACAAAGTCCGCGTCTCAGGGTTTCGCCGACCTCGGTAAAACGGTCCTACGTTCGTTAGAAGAAATGTTGGTCAAGATGTACATCGTACTGCCGATCTTTAACGCGCTGAAAGGCGTGTTGGGCGGCGGACTTGCGAGCATCTTGCCGGGCGTCGGCGGCGTCGCGGCAGCGATTCACCATGCGGGCGGCGTCGCGGGCGGTAGCAACGTCACGCGAATGGTGGACCCCGCCGTGTTCATCGGCGCACACCGCTACCATAGCGGCGGCACCGCCGGTTTGGCACCGGACGAAGTGCCTGCAATCCTCCAACGTGGCGAGCGGATCACGCCGCGCGGCGCTGGCAACGATAACACGCCGATCATCAACATTGTCGGCGGCGGCATCAACCCGCAGGACGTAGAGGTGCGGCAGACGGAAGACGGTCGCGGGAACACGCGCACCGACATCGTGCTCGATCAAGCCGTGGCGAACGCCATGAGTCGCGCGGGCTCCAGCACGCGCAAGGCGATGGCGAACAACTACGGCGCCCGCCCGGTCGGAGTGCGCCGATGACCATTCCTGTCTGGCCGGACGATCTTCCACAGCAGGTACTCGTCAACGGGTTCAATGCGTCTGCGCGTGGCAACCGCTTGGTGACTGCGATGGACTCCGGACCGCCGAAACAACGACGCCGCGGTCCGCTCCTTCGACCTGTTCAAGCGTCCATTTTCGTTGATCAGGATGGTCGATCACGATTCGACCGCTTCTTCGATGAGGAAGTGATCAACGGCACACAACCGTTTCTTATTCCGGATCAGAACCACGATGGGCTCGATCTGTTTTCCGACACGTTGGGAGAACAGTTGCAGGATGAGAATGGCAATCCGTTGCTGATCGAATCCTGGTGGCTGGTGCAGTTCGGACAAAACCAACCCGCCCTCTCTGCGTCGTCGGCTTTTCTGTATACCATCCAATTCGATTTGATCGTGCTGCCATGACAACGCTTTCCCTCTCATTCCGTCAAGAATTTAACGAAGGGAATACGGACGAACAGCCTATTGTTTTGGTGGAAATCACGCCATCGGGCGCAACTGAACCCGTTAGAATGTCGAGCGAACCGATATCCCGTCTATGGTTCGACGAATCGATCAACAGATACGTCTATGGAATTCGTCATCTCGGAAACGATTACCCTTGGGTCATTATGTCGGCCGGGTTGCCGGACGATCAGCAAGGCAAGCCGCCATCAACCACGTTGATATTCGAAAACGTCGTCGAGGATATGGCGGCGACCGTGCGCGGCGTAACGCCCGGCACGCAGGCCGATGTGGTTCTCAAGGTGGTGCTGTCGTCGGCGCCAGATGAGATCGAAGAACGCTACGTCATGAAGGCCACCAACGCGGCCTACAATGCAACGCAGGTCTCACTGGATATCTCGCGCGAGCCGATCGAGAGCGAGCCGTGGCCGGCGTTTCGGATGACGAAGGACAGATTTCCGGGGTTGTTTAGATGAGCAAGTCGAACCGAATTTATCGCCGTCGTGATGTGCTCGGGTCTTTGGAGGTGGCGCTCAGTGAACGGCTACTGGGCCAGTGCCTATCGCTTGAATCAGTTGGTCGAGCGAAACCAGATGAATTGGCTCAAAATCGGAGTTCGCCATGTTATCGCGGACTGCACCTAGTGCGGACACTAGCTTGTCGCGCTCTACGGTTTTTGCGGCGATGAGCGCCTCGGCGAGTGCTGTAACCATAAGTTGCTGCGCTGCGATAAGTTTGTCCATTTGAGCCTCCCGTTGGTGGCCCCGATCCAAACATCAAATCTGGCCCGAGTCGACCGGATGCATTGGTCCCGTGACTACGTTGGCTTACCGTGGCAATTTGCCGGTCGCTCCCGCGACGGCGTCGATTGTTGGGGTCTGTTGTGGCTGATCTATCGCGACGTGCTCGGCGTCGATATTGCCAGCTACGCGCAAGAAACGACAGACGCGCCGGAGCGCGAGCAGATCGCCGCGCTGATGGCCGGGGAACTGGTGAAGTCGCCATGGTTGGACGTGCAGCCAGGCACCCAACACCCTTTCGATATGTTGGTCTTTCGCCGCGCTGGCATCGATAGCCATGTCGGCGTCGTCGTCGAGCCGGGGCGGATGCTGCACATCACCCACGGCGCGGAATCCCGCGTCGAGCGGTTCGATCAAGGGCGGTGGAAGCCCAAACTTCTGGCGATCCATCGCCACGAGAATCGTTGACATTCTGCGCTTCATGTAGTAAGGTAGCGGGGCTAGACATACGTCCCTGGACCAGCGATTAGATGCGTCATGAAACCATAAAGGACGGCGAGCCTGTCGGCTTGCTGGCCCTGCCCCACATCGACCCGACACGCGGGCGCCGAAGGCTGGACGTTGCCTACGGCATGACGCTTGCCGAGATGGCCGTCGTCGCGCTGCCGGGCGTGTCGCTGGATCGCGTTCGCGTGTCGATCGGCGAGCACGTCGTCGATCGCAAGATTTGGCATCGCGTCCGGCCGCATCGTGGCGCGACGGTCATTGTCCGCGCTGTACCGGGCGATGACACGCTCCGCAGCGTGCTTTCTGTTGCGGTTCTGGTCGCTGCCGTTGCTCTTGGTCAATTCTACGCGCCTGCAATCGCAGGCTCGATCATTCCGACTGGTTTTGCGGCGACAGCGAGCACTCTGTCGATCGTCGGGTCACTCAGCACGGCTGGCTTTGCCATCGCTGGTTCGCTGCTCCTGAACGCGCTGATCCCCGTTCGCGGGCTCGGCGATCAGGACAAGGGCACCGACATCTATGCCATCACGGGGCTTAAGAACTCGGCCAATCCCGGCGGCGTCATCCCGTCGATCCTCGGACGGCACCGCTACGCGCCGCCGTATGCAGCGCCGCCATATACGGAAATCTCCGGCGACGACCAATACGTAATTGCGGCCTTTCTGTTTGGTCACGGCACGCTGAACTTCAGCAATCCGCGCCTCGGTGACACGCCTGTTTCGAATTATTACGGCGTCCAGGTCGAGACGACGAATGGGGTGGAAGGCGAGCCGCCGATAACGCTGTATCCGCGTCAGGTTATCGAAGAGCAGATGTCGGTCGAACTGACCGACGCTGGGGGCGCTCAACGTAGGTTCACGGCGCGAGATTGCACGTCTTGCTCGATCGATATCACCTTTGTTCAAGGCTTGCTGCGGTTCAACGATAAGGGCGTTCCGGGATGGTGGACTGTCTCGGTGCGGGTCCGGTATCGCAAGGTCGGTGATCCGGAGTTTACCGATCTCGCGGTGCTGGATATCAGCGGCGAAGAACAAAAGATCATTCGGCGCTCTTTCGAGTGGGAGTTCCCGGAACGGGGACAATATGAGGTCGAAGTCCGCCGCCTGACCGGTGATGCGGATACCGGCAGCAAGGTCATCGACAAGTCTGCGTGGAGTTGCATCCGCTCTTTTCGACCTGAGAATCCATTCAATTTCAGCAAGCCGGTTTCAATTGTCGCGGTGCGGGTTCGCGCTAGCGGACAGCTTAACGGCACTATCGACAACTTCAACGATGACGCGGCGCTGGTGTGTCCGGATTGGGACTCCTCCACGCAGACCTGGGTTAGCCGCGAGACGAGCAACCCGGCATCGTTGTTTCGGCACGTTCTTCAGGGGCCAGCAAACGCCTATCCGAAATCAGATGATCAAATCGATCTGGTCAAGCTGCAGCAATGGCACGAATTCTGTACGGCAAAGGGGCTCGAATACAATCGGGTCCATGACTACAACGCAACGCGACTTGACGTGCTGGCGGATATCGCTGCGGCTGGCCGCGCAACGCCGCATGATGATGGTGAGCGGTGGGGCGTAACGATTGACACGGCGCAAGACGTGTATGTGTCGGCCATCACGCCGCGAAATTCATGGGACTTTCAGGGGACCACTCCGCAGGTTCTCTTTCCTGACGGTCATCGAGTGCAGTTCATCGACGAGACGAACGGCTACAACCAGGCCGAACGCATCGTGCCGTTTCCCGGCGTCAATCCCAATGATGTCGAGATCACCGAAGACTTGCCAATGCCGGGGATCACCGATCCGGCACTGATTTGGAAAGAGGCGCGTCGTCGGCAATACGAGCTCATCCATCGGCCGCATACCTACACGGTAAGCCAAGATATCGAATCGCTTGTGCTCGCGCGTGGTGACCTTACGCAGCTAAATCATGACGTTCTGGATCGCGATCATGTCTCGGGGCGTGTGCGCGGAATCAGTGGCCAGACCATCACCATTGATACGCCGGTAAAGATCGAAGCTAGCCGCAGTTACGCTATCGCCATTCGCACCTCAGACGGTGCGTCAATTCGGCGTTCAATCGTCGCCGCGAGCGGGGAGATGCAGTCCTTTCAGGTCGTTGGTGACGTGTCGACTGTGGAAGTTGGCAACCTCGCAATGATCGGGGCCTCAATCGCCGGCCCCGCGCTCGACGTCATCGTCAAAAGCGTTGAGCGCGGCGACAACATGACCGCAAAGCTGACGCTGGTGGACGCAGCGCCGCAGATCGAAGCGTTGGTCGATGCGGAAATTCCGCCGCCGTGGGACGGCCGGGTTGGAGAAATCAGCGATCTTTCGGGACGACTTCCAGCGGTGCCGGTTCTCACCGTCACTGACGCCGAGTTGATGTTCAACGTCGCGCTGTCTCCAGGCGACGGCGGGCCGAACTTGGGTGAGACGTCCTACTACGTCGTCTCCTACCGCATTCATGGTGGCGGTACGTTCTCGACCGCGACAGTCGCGGCATCGAGAGGTGTTCTCCGCATTGATGGTTTCGCCGTTGGCGATGTCATCGACGTCAAGGCGACCGCGTACACGCTCTACGGCGTGCCGAGCGCAGATACCGACCTCGTTCAAGCAACCCTCCACGAAGCCGTAGCCCAAACGCCAAGCGCGGATAGCGACACGGTGAAGGCCGACTCCGATCAATTCACGGTGGATTACTTCTAATGGCTCAACAGACAATCAATATCGGCACCGCGGCGAACGACGGAACGGGCGATGCGCTCCGTACCGCGTTCGGGAAGGTCAACAGTAACACCAACGAACTGTATGCGGACAAGGCGGACGCAAGCTCGGTAACGGCTAGCTTGGCGGGGAAGGTCGATACTACTGCAATTGATACCGATTCCGCGATGACCGCAAACAGTGACGAGAAGGTGCCGTCGCAAAAGGCTGTCAAGGCGGCGATCGCGGCAGCCGCTGCCGGATTTGCAATCAAGACGATTACCGCGACGGGAGCAACCGTCAACGTCGATCTCGATGGTGTGTCCTATATCGTTTTCAATCAAGCGTCGCCGAGCACAATTCATACGTTCGCGAACGCCAAGGGCGGCAAACTCTATTACTTCTGGTTTCAGAACGGCAACACCACGATCGATCGCAATAACGCGTCTCTGATCGGCGGCGCGTCTATCACATTCACCACGGGTCAAGGCGCGATTTTCATTGGCGAAGGCTCTGCTGTGCGCCAGGTCACGTCGCCGAGTGTCGCAAGCTAACATAGAGGAATCAATTAAATGGCTGAAGGCATTCGCGCGCCCAACATTCCGCTCGGCACGAGCCTGTCCGAGTTTATCGGCATCGAGACGGTCGGCGCCACGAAATCGGTGCGGCGCTTCACGCGCGACTCCGTAGTCGGATTGATCGAGGCTATCGCGAACAGCTTCCAGGCCGGAGGCGGCGTCGTATTCAAGACGAAGGCGGAAGCCGACGCGCATCTCGCCTATAATGCCTATCAGATGGCGTGGGTCATTCAGGACACGTCGGCGGCGCTAAACGGCGTCTACCAGAAGTCCGGAGCGTCAGGTTCGGGCGGCTGGGCTCGTGTTGGCAACTTGCCGTATTCGTTCTATCGCGCCGTCAACAACGGTGCGGGAACGGCGAACGGCATCGTCGCAACGAACAGCTATCCGCTGGCGTCGACCGACGCGTTGATCGTTGTCAATATCACCGACGCGAACACCAGCGGGACAATGACGGTTTCGTTCAATGGCGGACCGGCTTATCCGATCAAGACGGCGTCGGGCAACGACCCGGCAGTCGGCGGATTCGTGCCCGGCATGGTGATTGCGGGTTACATCACGCCAGCAGCGGAATTCCATCTGATCACCGATCAGTCGGGGGCTGCGATCCAGGCCGCAGCGGAGGCTGCTCAGGCCGCTGCGGAGGATGCCCGCGATCTCGCGATTGCGGCAGCCGATCAGGCGGCAATCGAGGGGGCCGGCGACGTCCCGACTTATCCGTCGCGCACCTATGCTGCGGCGGCGACCATCCCGACTGCGCGCACTTATCTGTTCCTCGCTGGCTATGCGACGAAGGGTGATGGCCCGCTCGTCATGTACGTCAAGATGGGCAGCACGCCATCACCGGTTAAGCCGTGGCAATTCCAGTCCGCCGACGGCGCGTATTGGGAACTGTCGATGGATTACGTCACGCCCGAAATGTTCGGGGCGAAGGGCGACGGTGTGGTTTCAAGTGATGCATCAGGGTTCACGGTGACCGGCACAGACAATGCCGACGCGCTTCAGGCGTGGGCGGACTATTCCGCCCTCGACAAGCGTGTGCCGCCACAAGTCTATGCGACAACGAAGACCGTCAACCTGCCGGTGAATTCGTGCCTGCGCGGCATCGAAGGGAAATCGTGTATTGCTGGCAAAGCAAGTGGGACCTGGACTAGTTCGGCAGGCTCTCTCGGCTCCGTCGTTAATTGCGGGGGACAACTGATCGCGCTCCCCGCACTTGCCGTTTCTGCGGCGCGCGGTGCGCGCTCATTCACGTTTGTGTCCGCGCCAACTATTTCCCGCCACGATGTTATCGTGGCGTGGAACCCGGATTCGTATTCGTTTACGGGGCAGACGTTAGCGGCGCAGGGTGGCTGGTCAAATGATCGGCCATGGTATCGCGACGGCGAAATGGTAGAGGCGCTAGATCCGAGCGGGTCCGTCGTTGCCACGCTGGAGGCCTTGGCCTGTACAACATTCGATACTTACGACAAAGACACAATGTCGATGTATCGGATCCCCAAGGCGTCGATCTCGATATTCGGGGTTGCTTTCCAGGCACCAGGTCCTGGCGAAGCAACTATGGCTCTCAATCTCTCGTTGCTCACGAATGTCAGACTTTCCGGGGTTCGGGTGGCCGGCTCAGGAACACAGTCACTTCAGACGGATCGATGTTATGGAATCGTAGCCGATAATATGGATGTCGAGGGCATCGCACCGAATGGCACTGACCAAGTATATGGCTGGGCGTTGTCCAACTGCCAGAACGGGGACATCCAAGGTCGATTTCGTTCTACTTGGCATCCCATCGCAATCGGCGGCAATGACGTAACAGCTAGTTGTCCCAACCGTGGCATCGTCATTCGGGACAGCGTGATGTCGTCCCAGGCATCAGCCGGCGTCCCAGGTTCGGACTCGCACGGCAACTCAGTCGGCATCACGTGGATAAACTGCACGATCGATAACGGCGTTGGCATGGCGGGCGACGGCATGTCGTACATCAAATGCCGGATTCGAGGCGGTGGGGTGAACGGAGGTGTGGTCGCGCTGATCAGTGAAGTTATTGGCGGCGAGTTTCTGTTCCGCGACTGCATCTTCGAAACGAACGGCGATCCGACTGACGGCCGCGGTTACATTGATCTTGGCGGCAATAGCGCCGCATTTACCAAGAACGCTCGGCGTGAAACCACGCTGCGTATCCGCAACTGCACGCTAATCGCACCCGGTACTACGGCAACAACGGCGGCCGTAAAGGTCGCGTCTGATGGCGCATCAGCGTCCCTTAATGTTGATATCAGAGGTTTCAAGGGGCCTGCGGCGCTAACGCGCGTTCTTCAGATCAACGGGGTCAACGGCACGGTTCCGGCCAACAATATCACGGTCGATGATATCTCAGGCTTTGCGGATGGCGCCTTGCTCGTCTTTGATGGCGGCGGCATGACCAGTTCTACGGTTACGCAATGGAAGCTGATGAACCAATCCGGACGACAGAATGTCACAACAGCATCCGGTTCTGCTGCCGCCTCTCATACATTGGAAAATTTCCGGTACTCTTACCCGTTTGTGCCGCACATCATCGTTGAACTCGACGATGATCTCTTTGATCCATCGAACGGGCCTATCGTGAGCAGGGTATATGCAAAGAGCAACGCCGCGATTCAGACCGGCGTGCGGACTTATAATCGATCTGCTTTCACAGCCGCCATTCCGTGCGTTGTAGCGTGGCACGCAAGCGTAAATGGCGTGCAAGGACCGAGTTAGTGGTAAGTTATGTGCGTGGGGGCGCAGGCGTCAGTACGAATAGGTTCCACCCCCACAATCCGTAGGTGATGGGTTTCAGGTGCTGGTCGAGTATATCGAATCGACGCATTAGAAATTCTGGACAAAATACTCGCTCAAGATTTGGGAAGCGCTTCGCCAATCCAGAAACGCCAAGCGGGAACTGATGAAGGCAATGCCAATCATTGGCTAAGGAGCCGATAGCCATTTCGTGCCTAGAAACACGAAACCCCTTAGATTCAAAGTATTCAGCCCACCCCTTCGGCGTCTTGAAGTTCACATGCGGGATTCCGCTTTCGTCTAGTTTGCCTAGAGCCACGCGCAAGATGTGCAAAAGTCTTGCGAGTTTTTCGCGGAACGTGCGACCATTTGGTACTGAGACGAAAAGATACCCGTCTGATTTTAGGCGGTCGTGTAGTTGGGGAACGATCGCATCCAGCTTTGTTAAGTGTTCCAGAACGTCAAACGCAATGACGAGATCAAACGTTTGTGCCGGATCGATCTCATTTAGCCTTTGCGACGAAAACGAAACGTTCGCCGCGTTATTCCAAACGTATGCTTTTTTGCTTCGATGCAATTGCTCACTGTTCACATCAAGCGCGAGCACAGAGAACCCGGCCTCCGTCAACTCCCATGTATCGCGTAGAGAACCAGCCCCGAAATCGAGGGCTGCTCTTCGGCCAGATTTAATAAGTTCCGCAACCCGATCCGAGAATATCGTCCAGCGGTACTGAATGCTCCTTGTGTTACAGCCAGTGAGTTTGGACACATCGTCGATGCGATTAAAAATAACTGCATCGGCGCGGCCCATCTTTTTAATGGCTACGGCTGAACCGCGCGGTTCACGCTGCCGAAGGAATAACGAGATCGCCAGGAGCGGGCTCAGTAAAATAAGGCAGGTGATCGAAACTAGCGGGAGCACAAAAACAACCGGGTAACCGATTACGACGCGAATTATAGATTTCATGGGCAACTCTTAAATTAACGGGCCCTTTCTTGGCTAGATGAATTATCCCATCTTGCAACCGGAAGTAAATAGTCGTCTCGATCTCAGGCCGCCGGAACCACTCACCGAGAACTATTTTCGGCTGTAAAAATATGACGCATAGGGGTCAACTCTGTGGGATTCCCCAATGGTCGGCTTCTTCTCTGGTACAGGGGGCGGTGTGACACTTTTAGCCGCAAAGGCTAGCCCCACAACAAATGCGACCATGACGGCAAATTGAATCAGTAACTTAGCGATGATTGTCCCGATCGGTTCGTTCAAATTGCCTCCTAACCGCGCCCCTAAGCCGTAGCGTACAGCCCGCCACCCTTCGTCACAACCCAAGCCCATCCAACCTCCAATTCAGAGGGCCTCCAAAACCGCCCTAACCTCCGCCCCGCACCACGCACCATCGTTGACAAACTGCGTTATTCGTAGTAAAGTCGCATCATGGCAAAAGCCCTGAAAACCGCACTCACGACCGCTACCGCCTTCATTTCGGCGCACCCCGGCTACACTTTGGCCCTGTGGGTGCTCTCCGCCCCGACCGCACTGGCGGTGTAAGGTGGGAAAGTGGCCCGCCGATAACCAAGCGGCGCTGCTCAAATTCTACGGCACTCCGGGTCCGGATGTCGAACGGCAACTCGTCGACGTAATTCCCCCGTTCCAGATGTATTACGACGGCAAGCCGGTCCGTCGCATCCGCTTTCACCGCAAGGCCGCTGACGCGCTGCGCGCCGCTTTCAACGAAATCTGGGACTACTACGGGCACGATCAAAAGAAGATCGACGCCCTCGGCATCTCCAAATATTCGGGCGGCTACAACCCGCGTTATGTTCGCGGCAGCACGACCAAATGGTCCAATCACGCATACGGCGCGGCGATCGACATCAACGCCGAACAGAACGGCTTCGGCACTGGTCACGGCACCATGCCGCAGCCGGTCATCGACGCATTCAAGCGTCAAGGCTTCCGTTGGGGCGGCGATTACCGGGGTCGGACAGACCCGATGCACTTCGAAGCCTGTGACGCCACGGGCTACCCTGGCCCGTCTGTGGCGGTGCCCGCCAAGTTTGTTGACGCCCCCGAGACCGATTCGGACACCGACGCCGAGCCCGCCACGGCGGTCGTTCCCGTTTCTGTCGACCCTGCCTCGACACCCGCTGACAACGAAACCCGCACGGGCTGGCTGCGCCGCAAGTGGAAAAGTGTCACCGGCTGGTTCTCGGGCGTCGGCGGCGTCGGCGTGCTCGGCTACCTGACCGATTGGCGCGTCGTCGCCGTGCTCTTTGGCGGCATCGTCGCCGTCGCCATCCTGTTCATTCTGTTCATGGGACCGGGCGACGTGCGCGCGTGGATCCGAAAGCAGGTGTCGTAAGATGCAATGGGCCGCATCCTACATCGGCAGCAACTTTGCGCTGATCCTGGTCGTTGCACTCGCAGTCATCGCGCTCGGTGCGGTCGCATGGTTCGCCAAGAACTGGAAAGTGGCAGTCGCCGCGGTCGTCGTGCTCGGGCTCGGGTTGGCGTACCAGCAAATCGACAAGAACGCCTATCAGCGCGCCGTGGCAGAACAAGCCGCCGCCAAGGTCGCCATTCTACAGGATCGTCTCGACGCGCTTACCAAGGTCTCGGAAGCCGACGCCGCGCGCGCGGCCGAAGATGCGCTCTATATCGCGGCGCTTGAGGCGCAGGCGGGCACCACGCCGCCGAATGGCGGTCCGTGCATCCCCGCCGACGCCGCCAAGCGTATCGGAGGCATCCAGTGAACCGCATCCTGCGCACCGCCGCCATCCCCGTCCTGTTGCTACTCGCCGGGTGCGTCGGGTCGCCATCCGTGCCGAGTCAATTGCCGCCGGTGCCGGCCGACATTCAACAGTGCTTCCGCGTCGGTGTCGGCAAAGTCCCGCCGCGCGCGCTCACCGTCGCCGAAGTCGAAACGCTTTGGAAGGATGACCGCGTCCGCGCCGTCGTGATGCAGCGTTGCGGCAATCGCTTCCTCGCCTGGTACGACAGCCTGCGGAGATCGTGGAAATGACCCACTTCTGGCACGAGCCGTTCGACGACAACGACCTCAAGTGGGTCGCATATTGTGGTCTTGCCGCGTGCGCTATCGTTCTCGGCTTGTTGCTGCTGACCTTCCGCCCCACCCCCGTCGCCCCGCCAGTCGCGTCGTCCACGGTCATCATTTCGAACGACGAAGGGCATGGGTCAGGCGTCCACATCGGGCACGGTTTCATCCTGACCGCCGCGCATGTGGTCGAGGGTCAGGCGTCGATGCAGGTCACCGACGATCGCGGACGCGTGCAGACAGGCGCAGTTCTTTGGGCGAACAAAGCCTATGACGTCGCGCTGATCCAGATCGACCAGCCCAAGACGCTCGCCGCGTCTCGCCTCGATTGTAGCGCGCGCCTCGCCGTCGGCGATGAAATTTCCGCGTTCGGCAATCCGCTCAACCTGAAATTCATTCGGACATGGGGTCGCGTCGCTTCCGATTACGGCACGCGTGAACCTTGGAAATCGAGTTTCGTCGCCAGCATCGCGGTCGCGCCCGGTATGAGCGGTGGCGGCGTGTTCGACCGCGCGGGCAACATCGTCGGGCTTGCCGTAGGGCTGGCGGCACGCGGTTCGTTGTTCGGCGGGATGGCACCCTTTGCGATCAGCTACGTCGTGCCATCGTCAGCGGTGTGCCTGCTCATGGCGCGCGCATGAAGGACTTCATCACGGAAGTTGCTGGCGCGTTAGGGCTCGCTGCCATTGCGCTCATGTTCGCCACGTTGGTCATCGGACCGGCCGGCAAGACAATCGCCACCTACCACGCGGAACGCGATTGGTGCCTGATCGGCGCGCGCAATGGACTGGAAATCGAGCGGTGCAAGTGATGAAAAAAGGCTTCGCGCAACCAGCGCCCAAACCGAACGGACGTCCCGTGCCGTCGCTTGCGGACGGCGACAAAGCGCGTCGTGCCGCGTTGCGAGCGTATCAATCTGGAGACGCAGTTTCCGAACGTGTCATGGAGCCTGCGTAAGCATGATGCCCCTGACCTCCAGCGAAATCGAACACATCGCCTCCGCGTCGGCGGACGCAGCGGTGCGCAAATTGTTCCTGACCATGGGCGTCGATACCAGCGACGACAAGGCGATGCTGGAAATGCAGCGTGACTTCGCACACGTCCGCAACTGGCGCCGCAGCGTCGAGACGGTGCGTCGACAAACCCTGATCGTCGCCGTTGGCGTCATCGTGTCCGGCATCCTCGGTGCGATTTACATGGCATTCAGGGGCAGTCATTGATCGACACCGAGACACTTCAGCGCGCCGTCGAACTATACCGTGCTCATGGCAACTCGGAGCGTGCCGCCGCCAAGGCATCGGGGTTGGCGCGGTCCACCTTCCAAGGGCACCTGAAAGCCGCCGCCGGGCGCGGGATGCTGCTGGACCATCCAGCGGCAATGCCCGGTTTCCGCATTTCGCGCGTCAACGAAGGTCCGAACGGCAAGTCCGTGGAGCAGAAACCCGACCGTGGCGAAGCGTTCGCGCTGCCCGCTGGCCACGTCATCAAGGGCGTGTCGGCCCTGGTAGACGAAGACGGTCGTGAAGTCGTCAAGTGGATCAAGACGAAGGAAGGCGTCCTCGACCCGCTAGCCGTCGGTCAGGCGCTCATGGATATGTTTGCCGATTACCAACCGGCCGCGTTGCCCGCACCCGAACCGCGTACCGTGCGCTCCGATCTTTGTACGTTACTCCCTTGCAATGACTGGCACATCAACATGTCAGCTTGGGGCAAGCAGGTCGGTGTCAATTGGGATTTGAAAATCGCCGAAACGACAATCGGCAGTGCGGCTGAAGAGACGATTGACCGGTCCCCGCCATCTGCCGAATGCGTCATTCTTGGTGGCGGCGATTTACTACATACGAATGGCCGCCGCGATGAGACCGCCAACGGCACGCCACAAGACGCCGACAGTCGCTATCAGAAAGCCATGGACGTCATCACGCGGCTCATGGTGCGAACCGTTGACGCCGCGTTGCGTCGCCATCAGCACATCACACTACGCATTCTCAAAGGCAACCACGACGAAGATTCCAGCGTCGCCATCGCCTACTTTCTCGCCGCCTGGTATCGCAACGAACCGCGCGTGACCGTGGACCTCGATCCATCAGACTATTTCTGGTTCCGATTCGGACTGGTCATGCTCGGCGCCACTCACGGCCACCAGTCCAGCAATCATATCGCGAAAATGCCGGGCATCATGGCGCACCGGCGCGCGGAGGATTGGGGCGCAACGAAATTTCGCTACGTCCACGGCTTCCACCTTCACCACTCGGCGAAGATCGCGACCGAAGGTAATGGCGTGGTCTGTGAGATTCACCAGGCACCAATCCCGCAAGACGCATGGCATTTCGGCTCCGGCTTCCTGTCCGGCCGATCCTTGCAGGCAATCACCTACCACGCACAGTACGGCGAGATTGGCCGCGTGCGCACTGCCATCCTTGACGCGGATACACAGGAAGCCCACTAGCATAAGGAGCCACCCCGCTCATGTCCGACTCTCCCAACCTCCTACTCGACCTTCAGACCGCCGTCGCCGGCGCGGCCGAAGAATTGCCACGGCTGCACCTTCGCAATGCGTCGCTCGCGCTCAATAACGCGGTCGAGGCGTTCAAAGCATCACCGGATGCGGATGCGCTGCGCAATCTGAACTGCGCATGGGCTGCGGGCAACCGCACGCTCAGTCGCTACGGTCAGCAAGAGCGGGGGATTGCATGAGCACGGATCGTGTGATGGACGATTGCAGCCCCGCTATATGCACGAACGGCAAGTGCAACCAGACCGGCGAATGCATCGAACAAGTGGCGCAGGAGATGCGTGCGCTGGGGGCGACGTTACCGCGCGTCGCCTACGACTGCGTGATCGATACTCCGATTCCGCGCGTCGAAAGTCCATCGCTGGTGCCGAACGCCACCACGATTGCGGCGCTTGAAGAACTGGAACGGGGTGGCGGCATCACGGTCAATGAAAAGTTGGAACGCTGCCCCGGTTGCGACGGCTACAGTTGCGACAACGGGTGCGCGTTTCCGGGGGCGGTGTCGCCTCCCCATGCCACGCAACGCACGATCGTCGCGTTCACCGGGCTCGCTGGCAGTGGCAAGAGCACCGCGGCAGCCTACCTGGTCGAGCGTCACGGCTTCCAGCGCGTGCGCTTTGCTGGCCCGCTCAAGGCGATGATGGTGGCGCTCGGTTGCACTCACGAGCAGATTGACGGCTCCGAAAAGGAAACGCCTTGCGATCTGCTCGGCGGCAAGACGCCGCGCCATGCTATGCAAACGCTTGGGACCGAGTGGGGTCGCAACCTGATCACGCCGGACCTATGGATCCGCGCGTGGCAAAATGCCGTGGCGAAAGTGCCCGCAGGCGTTCCCGTGGTGGTTGACGACTGCCGTTTCCCGAACGAAGCGGAAGCGGTACGGTTCGCCGGCGGCGTCATTGTGCGGATTGAGCGCCCCGGAG